ATGGGTAACGTGTGGGAACTCATGACGGGCAATCCTCTGCTGACCCTGTTCCTTGCAGTTTCTTTGATTGGTGTTGGCGTGTCCGTGTTCAAGAGTATTAAAGGCGCGTCCAAGGGCCACTAATTCCCCGGCGTGGGGGTTCGGGGATTTCCTGAACCCCCATTTTCTTTTTGGAGGTAATTTTCATGACCGATTATTTGACCGGCGTTTTAAGTCTGTTTGACGCTGTGCTTCGGGCCATGCTGGGTGTGCCGGTATTTGCGTTCTTTTTGGCCTGTTTTTTGATGGCGGCGGTGCTGGGGCTTTTTATGCTGGTAAAACGTGCGGCGCAGGGCCGCAAAGACCGGAGGTATTAAAATGAGCGGTGAAACGTTTCTCTATTATGCAATGAATTTTGTTCTTTGGCTCGTCGGCTGTCTCCATGTGATAGGCTGTGTCGGCGGTCTGGCCTTTTTCGTATGGGTGGTGCTTTGGGATATGAAACGGCCCAAAAATTCTGATGATCTGCTTGATAACGAAAAAGAGGACAGACCCTAGGCCTGTCCTCTACGGTTAGAATTTTCCGGTTTTCAGCCATTTTTCTTCTGGGCTGATTTTCTTTTTTCGGAAAAACAGTAATTTGAGCACAGTAATAAGCCCAACTACTGCAAGAATGCACATAGTCCCAAAAATCAGATATGTTAGAACCCCTCCCAAGGTGCTGTCATAAAACAGGCCGATTGCTCCACGGTATGTGATTCTTTCCAGCCACGACCAGCCGTTTTCACCGATAATAAATTTCATTTTCGCTATCCCTCTCTCTGTTTAAGGTGTGTTCAACTTCGGCTGCGGTTTTATAAATTTCGATTTCCTTTTCGTTTTTTTGTGTTCTCTCGCGTGATTTTTTCCACTGCATTATTCCTATTATTATGCTGATTAGTCCTAGGGGCCATATCCCTATAAGAAATATTAGGATTGTAAATAAAATCCATACGACTTTTGCAGCGTTATTCATTTTTTCATTATCCTCACTTTCTTTCGGGAGGTGCCTTTCTGGTGAATACTTTCTCAAAACGTATTGTAGCATTGTTTACAGTATTTGTCATCTGCTTTTCTATTATGGTTGTTCCTGCGTCTGCCGTAGATGGTTCTACATTTTGGGACTATTTTTCTTTGAATTTTGCGAAAGAAAACATTTCTAATTGGTGGAAAACTCTTTTTGGCTCCGACGACCCCGACACCGCCTATACAGACTATGTAACCACCGTAAAGGACGTTTTAGGGACTTCAACAGTAGGCGACAACTGTGTTTATCTGGGCAACTGGTCGGATCATGCGTCCTATAATTCTACCGCTGGCGAAAATGTTTCTTATACTTTTGCATCAGGCAGCACATTTACTTATTCTGGTACAGTTTCTCGTTTAAATGATGAAGCCGCTATTATGTGTTCATCTTCTTTTGTTGCTCCTGTTTCTGGTACATATAAATTTACCGGTTTTTGGTCAACCAGTAATAAATCTGTTTTTCTTTTAAGTGGTTTTCGCTTACAACTTAATGGTTCAAATATAACTTTTTCAAATGTTGCTGTCGCTGATTCTGGTGAAAGTTTTCTTTCTTATGATTTAACTGCTGGCACAACCTATGGTTTTGCATTTTTGTGGGTTGCTCCGTCTTCTACATCTGGCCCGTTTACCGTTTCCGGCGCTTGCCGCATGGAGTACCCTACCGGTGGTTTTGAAGCCGCTGCCGGTTCCACCGATGTTTCCCCCGAAACCCGTACCGGCTCTCTCTGCGGAGATTATTTCTACTCCGGTGATAACGGCTCCATGACGCAGGCAGAAAACATTTACTTATTCGATGAAACCAATAATATCATCAACAATCCTGCCACGGGAACCACGGCAACCGCTTCCAGTTGGAAATATGATTATGAAACCCGTACCTATACCATTACTGCTACGGACGGCAGTACCTATACCATCGTTCATGGAGACGAATCCGCAGAAGTAACGTATACGGATTCTTCCAATACCACGAATATTTATAATTATTATTATGGCACGAATGGCGGCGGTGGTGAGAATCCCGGAGAGCAGCCCGACAAGGAAAGCATTTGGGACAAGCTGGGAAAGCTGCTTGGCTCCATTACAGACGGGTTCCTTGAAGTCGTGAAAGCATTCTTAGGGAAGCTGCTGGATAGCTTAACTTCCCTTGTCGATATGATTAACAGCAAAATCGGCAATATTGTGGAATCCATTCTTGCCCTGTTTGATTATTTTCCCTCGCTGTTCTCCGGGTTCACCGGATTTCTCGCCGCCGTGTTTCCGTTTCTCCCGCAGGAGTTTTTTGACATTTTGATTTTAGGGGCGGCGCTGGCTGCTGTGCTTCTGATTTTGAAAGTGCTGAGAAAGTAGGCGCATATGGAATATATCGGGACGCTTTTTGAGCTTACCAAAAATCTGATGGATACCCAGTTGACGCTGTACGGCTTTACATTTTCCTACTGGCAAATTTTCATTTGGACAATGATTGCGGGTTTGATTCTCTGGTTTTTAGGAAAGGTGTTTTTGAATGATTGATACTGATGTTGGTGCAGCCGGTTCCGAGGTTTTCAGCGTTGAGCCTTCCGACACGGAAGCATCCGGTTCCGGGACTGTTGAAACCGTTCTTGTCTCTGTTGAGGAATCCCGCCCGTTCCTGACAACTGATTTTTCAGATTACACGGTAACGGAGGGGCTTTTGCTCCTGATTTTTGTAATGCTGTTGCTAAAGTTCTTTTTGGACCTGATTCGGAGGTGGTTTTAATGGTTCAGATTGTGACGGACTTTTTTGGACTGTCCGGGTTGGATATGGTTCCCCCGCAAAACCTTGCGGAACTGATTCCCTATCTGCTGCAATTTATCGTGGCGGTGGTTTTGGTTTTGGCGGTGTTTAAGGTCATTTCTGCCATTGTCCAAATCTTCTGTGACTGGCGGTGGTTTAAGTGATTTTTATTGCGGCTGTGATTGCCGTTCTCATTTTAGCCGCTTTCCCAAAAGTCCGCTGTGTTGCGTTCCATCCGGTAGCATCCGTTTATTACGGTGTGAAGGACCTGTATTTCTATTTCAAGCTGAACATGAAAAACCTTTGCCCTACCGGGTCGCTGGTTGCCTATGTGGGGCTGTTTGGAAAAGGAAAGACCCTTTCTGCCGTTCATCAGGTGGTTTCCGCATACCGCCACTATGACGGCCTGCCGGTGTGGTGTTCCCGCCGTCATAAGATGGTGACACAGCGTATTAAAATCATCTCCAATGTCTCGCTGTCCGTTCCGTATGAAAGCTTTGTTTCGCTGGAACAGATTGTGCTTGATGCGGAGCGGAAGTCCGAATATGACGATGCAAACGGGACATTGACGGTCACGCTTGTTTTGGGGGATGAGTTCAGCGTTCAGCTAAACAGCCGTAACTTTAAGAAAAACATTGACCCGCTCTTTCTGAATACGCTGCTGACCTGTCGTCATTATCATATCTCCCTGTTCTACACGGCCCAGCGATTCATGCAGGTTGATGCGCTTCTCCGACAGGTGACAAGCTATGTCGTGGATTGTGATAAGACTTGGCGCATTCAGGGAAATAACGAATATGACGCTTGGGAGATGGAAAACGCCGCAAACGCAACATTGCTTACCCCGCTTCGGCGGCATGCATGGTTTGTCCGTGACCGGGATTATGAAGCGTATGATACATTGGCCTGTGTGGGAAATCTGAAAAAGGATATGCAGGACGGCAATATGATGTCGGAAACAGAAATTCTTGCGTTGCAGCAGAATCAAAATCAGACAAATATGGACGGCGTTGTAAAGCCTTCCCGGCGCTGGCAGAAAAGCCGAAAGAAAAAAACCTTTTAGGAAAGTGGGGTCCCCGCGCTCCGGCTCGTCCGGAGCGGGGACCCCCGCCCTGTTTGGTAACACAAATTTTTAACCTGGGCAATCGCAGCTGAAGCTAAAATGTGTTACACGGCAATCTCCATAGCAAATTCATTCGGGCTGAACCAGCCCAGAGACTTCCGGGGATAGTCGTTCATCCACTCCTGACAGGCTGTAATTTCCCGTTTGCTCACCTTGTTAAAATCCGTTCCTTTGGGGAACCATCGGCGAATCATACGATTATGATTCTCGTTGGTTCCCTTTTCCCATGCCGCATAGCTGTGGCAATAGAAAATTGGGCATCTGGCTACGGCTCGTAACTCTGCATATTGGAGAAACTCGGAGCCGTTGTCCGTTGTAATGCTCTTAAACTTTACACCGCTCTTTCTAATACGCCTTAGCGCTTCTCGCACCGTTTCCGCTTTCTTGTTTTCAAGCTTTCGGATAATCTCAAATTTCCCGGTGCGTTCTGTCAGGGTCAGCACCGCGCCTTTCCCGCTGGTGCAGGAAACAACCAAATCCATTTCCCAATGCCCCGGTTCTTCCCGGCTGTTGATGTAGTTCGGGCGTGTGGTGATGCTAGGTAAATCCGGGTGGGCAATCCTCCGCACAGGCCGATACCCATGCTTCTTTCGCTTGGACTTTTCAATTAAGTCTTTGTTGCGCAGGTGGAGAAATACGCCCTTTGAAATGTAGCTGTATAGGGTAGTCACACAAATGCCGGTCTGGTAGCCCTGTTTCCGGGCCTGTGCCAGAGCCGCCGCAGGAGAGTAACGCTTTCGCTTGTCACCGCCGCCCAGCATGAGCCGCTCTAAATAATCCGCATAGGCACGGTCATGGCCGATTTTCAATGGCCTGCCCTTGGCTGTTTGGGCGTATTTGTGCCGTTGTTCCGCTTTGTGGGCAGAGTAGCGGCGCTCGTCGTAAAAGTCGCAGGTATGCGTATATTCCCCGGTTTTAAGCTCGTTGTAAATCGTCTGGCGGCAAAAGCCCAATTGCCGGGCAATCTCTGCAACCGGAATGCGATTGCGGCGCATGGCTTCTAACTGCTGTCGCTCATCGTGGGTCATGTAGTGCTGTTTTTTCATCATGCGTTCCTCCACTCAAAGTGAATTTAAAACGTGATATAAAACAGTACCGCCCACGGCTATCCCGTGGGCGGCTTCTCTGTAACACAATATCGCAGCTGCGCCAGCCGGCCGGCGCGGGTGGTTTGTGTTACACTTCCGTTTCCGCGATTTTCTTTGCCCTTCGCTCCACAAGTTCAAAATATCTCTTTGCACTCTGCAAATCTCGCTCCAACTGCCTTAATTCCTCCGTGGCCCGTTGTAGGTTGTATAGCCGGTCCCGCTCCCGCTTGATGTCTGCTTCAATGCACTGCAAATCCTTTTTACGGCTTTCCAGTTTGTAGAAGCAGAAAAGCACAAGGCTTTCAAATTTCTCATTCAGGCTGTTTCCCTCCTGCGCTTCCAGAATGGCGGCGATTTCATCCGAATAACGGAAGCTGCGGAGGTTGCTTTTAGGGCTGTGTCCTCTCAT